GCCAGAGCGACCCCTACGTGCCCGGCGGAGTCGTCGCCGTCCTTGCCGCCCGGGTCGAAGCCCATGACCACGGCGTCATCATCGTTGATCCTCGGCCACACGATGGGTGTCGACCGCCCCTGGGCAGTGGGGGCGGTCTGAGGGGTGATGCTAGGCACTGCTCAGTCCTCCAGCAGTTCGACGGTGACCCGGGCCTTGAAGGTCTGGTACGGCTCGTCCCACATCTGTGACAGCTCCTGCGCCCGGAAATCTGCTCGGGGCTGGTCACTCATGATGTAAGGGTTGGATCCCGTGTGAAGAAGGTTGCGTTCTGCCTCTTCCGGGGTCCTCGCTACGACGTACAAGATCCTGTCAGGCATGGGAGTCTCCTCGGGCGGTGTCTCTCGGTATGTATCTACCCTACCACCTAGAGGAGAGCTTTCACAACGCCCCAGGAAAGGGTCCGCATGGCTCGGTCCGTCTTCACCGCCAGCAGCTCCCGCTTGCCCACGTCCACGCTGTCCGGGCACACATAGTCCAAGGCAAGTACCGGGCGAGTCTGCCCCAACCGGTGTATTCGACGCAAAGCCTGCTCGTTCCGGGACGGCTTCCACGAGTGCTCGACGAAAATGATCAAGTCGGCAGCCGTGAGCGTCAGCCCCTCCGACACCGTCTCCAGAGACCCGACCAGAACGTCCAGCCGACCCCCCTGGAAGGCTTCGACGAAGCGTGCCCGGTCGCCCTTGGAGGTACGTCCGTCGATCTGCTCCACCGTCTTGCCGACCGACCGGGCGACCTCGGCGCACGCGCTCACCGTGTCCTGGTAGTGAGCCACCACCAGGGTCGGCTGCGACCGCTCAGCCAGATCGTAGGCCAGCTGCTCCAGCTTCCCGGACTCCGCGATGTCCCCCGTGAACAGGCCCAGACCGGTGGCCATCTTGTCCATGCGGATGTGCGCGGCTCCCTTGGACCAGGCGACCATGACATTGCCGTCCAGGTCTGTGGCCAGGCATTCTTTCTTCATCTTCCGGTACTGCACGCCCTGCTTCTTGGTCATCGGGGTCAGGACGGTCTGCTTCTCCAGCGGGGGCAGGTCGGTGAGTACGTCGTCCCGCAGCCGCTGGATGTAGAGGTCTCCCAGGTTGTCCCGGAAGAACCGTTCGTAGTGCTCGCAGGGGTCCCAGGCGGGGCGTTGCATGCATTCGTCGTAGCAGTGCAGGAGGTCGCCGATGACCTTGGAGTGCTCGTCTCCGAACCGGGACTTTTCGGTGTTGAACCACTTGCCGATCCAGCGCCAGTAGGACCCGAATTTCTGGCCGTTGCCGCACAGGTGCGGGTACAGCAGCTGGAGCGGGGCGAACAGTTCGGGGGCGAAGTTGCTGATGGGGGTTCCGGAGGCCAGCCAGAGCCGGTCTGCCCTCTTGGAGAGGATCTTGAGGGCTTCAACCCAACTGGTTTTGCGGCCCTTGAGCAGCTGGGCTTCGTCGCAGATGATCGTGTCCCAGTGCTGGAGGTATTCCTCGCGGGGCTCTGGGATGACCTTGGAGACGGGGCGGGTCTTCTTGTGGCTGCCGTCCTTGTTCAGCACGGGGAAGACGGGCCGCTGGGCGATGGGGCCGATCTCGTCTCTCCAGGTCGGTTCGGCCTCCAGCGTGGCGGTTTCCATCTTGCCGCTGAGCCGGTTGTGACGCTGGTAGAGCGGCTTGCCGGGGATGGTTTCCCGGCGGCACAGGGAGGTGTAGGGGACGTAGGTGAACCGGCTGGGGTCGTCCGCCCACCGTTCGACCTCGTTTCGCCACGTGCCGGAGTCCAGGATCATGGCGGGGGCGAGGATGAGCGTTCGACCCACGGACGCTTCGACAAGTTGGCGGCTTTTGCCCAAACCCGGGTCGTCCGCGAGATATGCCCGATTATGTTCCTTGAGGAACTGCACACCGTCGACCTGGTAAGGCCGCAGTGGGGGCTTTATGGGGGCTTCGAGTAGCGTGGTCACCGGATCTCCCGGTACCGGGCCCAAACCCATACCGCGCACAGCGCGATACCGGCCACAGTCAGGGGAATGATCCCCAGCACCCACACGGCATGCATCATCGGTATCTCCTTCTCCGGAAAAAGCGGGCCCCGGCAGGGAGCTGGTGGCTCGACCTGCCGGGGCTTACCGGGGTCCTCGGGGTAGCTGTTGCATCCCTCACCCGGTACCGCCGTGCGACCCGAACCAGAGGTAGCGAAGCGACCAGATCGGGTCGCACGGCGGACGTTCTCAGTGGAGTTGATCCCCCTCCGAGACGGCCGGGCATCTCAGTCCGGCCGTCAAGGAGATGACGATCACGCTCCTAGGTCAGGATGTTGCCATCGTGTCGGGCTGCTTGATCGTGATGCCGTCCGTCATGAAGTAACCACCTGACCCTTTCGCTGTATCTACTGTAGCAGTTTGGGTGGCTGGAGACCTATTACGTGTGCAGTGAAATGGTGTCGTCCACGGCGAGCCTGAATCCCTGCTTCACCAGGGATTCCGCATGGGTGTTGGTGTGGTGGCCGCAGAAAGTGAGCGGCTTTCCGTTCTTGGACCAGGTGGTGTAACCCTGCGCCTGGCACTTGTCACAGCGATCCTGTGCCGTGTGCTGCATCGTTACCCCCTGAAAAGTCTTGCTTACGAAGCCGATCTTATACCCTGCGGGGGCGGCAGCCCAGAGCGGGCCGCCGCCCCTTCCGGCAGGTCAGGCGCCCTGGTGCTCTTCCAGGCGCACCAGCGAGGCGGACTTGTCGCCCGTCTGGCCCGCCAGAGCGGACTTGATCACGGACAGCGCGGCGGGCAGGGCTGCGATGGCCGCAACCTTGATGCCTCCGACGTTCAGCAGATCGGTGCCAGCGGCCAGTTCCAGGCCCAGGAACGCCTGGGCGTAGGTGGACGCGGCGCGCTCGGCTAAGTCGGCGAGAAACTTCTTGGTCATGCGGTTTACCTCTCACTTGGTCTTCAGTGCGGGGCCTGCTACCAGCCCCGTTGCACAGGAATCTGTACAACCGCCCCTGCGGGAACGTCTGAGGCGCGGGCGAATCCGTTGATCTTGGCGATCCGGTCGGCATCCGCGTTGGAGGGGGCGATCCATCCGCAGGCCCGCATCAGCAGCCGGAGCGGGGCGCCGGGGAACACCGTGGCGCGCTGGTAGGGGATGTCATTCTCAGGGCGCTCGATGGGGGGTGGGTACGCCTCGGGCAGGTAGGTGCGGTAGGCCCGTGAGACGTACTCGGGCCACATCTTCAGCCCGTTCATGTGGGTGAGCGCCACGGCGGCCATACAGGCGTTGTGGAGGCTTGCAGTGAGCCATTCCCGGTCTCGCGGGGTGCTGCGGCCGGTGGCCTCCGGTCTGGCCTGGATCTGGAAGCAGGTGACCCGCAGCCCGTCCGTCTTGGCGCAGTCCGCCTCTCCGTGGACGGCTGATGCTGCGAGGGCGATGGCTGAAAGGATCTCGGCGGTGCCCGGGTTGTGCCATGTGCCGCTGGGGGCACCTGCCGTGCTCAGCTGTTGACGGAGCTGAGCACGGGGGGCGCGCATTACTCCCCCTGCCCCGGGGGGACCGGGACGGGAACGTCCTCATCGTCCGTGAGGGTCCACAGGAGGGACTCCAGCTCAGAGGGCGTGGGGTGGGAGGGGATGACGTCGTGCTGCCGCATGTCGATCCGCAGATCCCGGATGTGCCGGAGAGCCAGGCGCAGCAGCCGTTCTACGGTGTTCATCTTGCGTTCTTGGTCCTCGTACCGCTTTTCGAACTCTTCCAGACGTTCGTTGTAAGCCTTTTTGAACGTCTCGAATTCGGAGATGTTGAGCTTGCGGTTTTCCACCGCCTGCGAGTTTCGGCCGGTGAACCGAGTACCGGCGTAAACGGTAAGGCTCCCGACTACGGCCGCACCTGCGGCGATTAGGGCGTCTAACGGAACGCTCATTTCAATGCCCCTTGGGAACCGGAATCAATATAGATAGATAGTAGCAAACCAGGCTATTTCAGCTGAATATGCATCAAGATGACGTCGGAGTATCGTCCGAAACAGTGAAGGTGCGAACTCCGGTCTCAGTCACCGTCACTACGACGTTGCTCACCCAGGCGAGCCCGACACACGCCGTTTGCAGCGCGTGGCACAGCTCGTCGACCTGCTCGGGAGCCAGAAGACCCCCGTAAATGATCCCCGTGACCGCCGTGCCGTCGTGGCCCAGAATGGAATAGCTAGCCTGCACCTGGACACTGTGCGGCTGATAGCCGGGATCATTGTTGGGGTATGCGCGAACGAGTGCCATAACTGCCTTTCAGGATATTTCCACGATGCCGCCCAGGCGGATGAAGTTGGTGGATGCCCAGGTGCCGCCCCCAGGCGCAACCGAGGACTGAAGCTGCCCAAGAGCCACGGAGGATGTCGACGTAGGGGCGTACACCACCAGGGAGTTGGCCCCTGCGGGCTGGGCAATCGCCAGCAGGCGCAGCCCTGTGACACCCACCTGCCCGTAGATGGGCTGCAAGGAAGTGCTGCTGCTCGCTATCGAGAACGGCAGCCCGGTGAAGGTCCACGTGCCGCTGCCGTAAACGGTGTCGGAGGCGAAGGCCGCCGACAGGAAGAACTCGATGGTGCAGCCTCGCGCTTTGTAGCGGATAGTGAGCGCACCGCTGCCGATGGAGAAGCCGCCTCCGGTCGGGGTGATGGCGAAGTCGTCCTGGATCCACGCTCCCGCCGACACCAGCGTGCGCCAGCTGCTGCCCTCGTACAGCTGATCGCTCTTGGTGTCCGTTCGGTAGCAGCGGTCCCCGTTGACCGGAGAGGGAAACGCCGCATCCCGGGTGGCCGCCGAGGTGAACCGTGGTATGACCAGAGGGTCCAGAGCGGTTGTGAGAGCCTGCTCCAGAGGGTCGGCCGCGTTGTAGGGCAGACGGGCCTTTTGGGTGAGGGACGCCGCTGCCGCATCGGTGGTGCGCTGTACCGCGATAGCCCTTGTGGCAGCAAGATCAACGGCCTTCGGGGACAGGGCCCAGCGGACACCGCTGCCGAAGTCCAGCCACAGAACCCCGATGTAGTTGTCCGGGCCGTAGAAAACTACTTGTCCGACCGAGTCCGACGTCACAGAGGTGACAGCCGTTCCAGCAACATTCTGGAGATCGGTTACCTGGGTGCCGCCTGTGCGTGAGGAGTACACCAGTGCCGTGGAATTGATGTACGGCGATCCGGTGGGTTTGATGATATCCCCGTCACCGCCACCTCCGTAAAGGTATCTGGACATCAGCAGACCCTCTCGAAATACCAGCCATACAGGACACAGGAGTTTAAGGGTGAGCTGGTTCCCCATTGACCGGTCAGGGCTATGTTCTGGTTTGTTGTGGTATCCCGGGTGACAGTCGACGTGCCATCCGAACGGAGAGAGGCTCCGGAACTGTAGAGGGGTCCTGTGCTGGTAATGGTTGACTGGCTGGTCAGGTTTCCGAACCAGGTACCGCTGGAGCCGGACGACACAACGGTCACGTTTGCCTGAAGGCTCCATGATCGCGGAATGGGGGAACTATTGGTCGCAGCAGTGAACTGATTCGAAGCCAAGGAGGCTCCTGAAAGTCCCCCGATCCGTAATCGAAACGAGAAATCAGGTGTCGTGTCGGGGGCCTGAACAAGCGTCCCGTAGGCAGTCAACCGGAACGTTGCACCCGACTGGGCATAGCCGCCCGGTACGGACGCCAAGGCCAATTGTGTTTCTGTCGTGGTCCATGTAATTCCAGTCGAACCCCCGGAAGACCCGTACCCGTATGGGTACATATTCCGCCATAGCCCTAAGGGTCCGTGATAAATCTGCTCAAGGGCTAAGTCTGTGCGGTAGCAGCGGTCTCCGTTGGCGGGTGAAGGGAACGAGGCATCGCGCGCAGACTGGCTTGCAAAACGCGGAATGACCAGCGGGTCCAGCGCAGTGGTCAGGGCCTGCTCTAAGGGATCGTTGGCGCTGTAGGGCAGAGCCGCTTTGGTGGTATGTCCTGCTGCCGCCGCGTCGGCGGCCCGCTGCACGGCAATGGCCCGCGTGGCGGCAAGGTCGACGGCTTTCGGAGACAGTGCCCAGCGGATACCGCTGCCGAAGTCCAACCACAGAACACCGATGTAATTGTCGGGGCCGTAGAAAAGCGCCTGGCCCGATGAGTCCGTGGTAATGGAGGTAATGGATGATCCGGCAACATTCTGGAGATCGGTTACCTGGGTGCCACCCGTACGGGCGTTGTACACACTCGCATTCGCGTTGATGTACGGAACACCAGAAGGTTTGATGATATCGCCGTCACCGCCTCCGCCGTAAAGAAATCTAGTCATGTCAGATCTCCTTTACGCGGCCGGAATGACGATGCCGTCGAAACCGACCCAGACAGGCTGAACGCCGGTCCCCAGAAAGATGGTGATGCTACCGCTGGCCGCGACAGAGATCTTTGCAGCTCCAGACGGGGCGTTGGTACCTGCAACTGATGTGGGGGCGTTTCCTTCGTAGACAGGCTGAATGGTACTCAGCTGTACGGCAGCGGGTAGCGTACCTAAAACGGTGCCGTTCGGTATGTTGCTGCCGTTGGTGAATGCTACGTTCCCCCACAACGTCCACGTGTTGGCTGCCGCATTGAAAACAGCGATAGGGGGTTTGCCGTTGGTGACCTGAATTCCATCAGCCAACGGAATGTCTACAGGAGTGGGGGCGACGGGAGCCGTCCAGAGAGTGGACCAGGTGGACGTACCAGGGTCCGACGTCTTCACGTAGACACCTACCACCGTGCCGTCATTTCCCCGGACGACGCACACGACGCCGCTGGGGGCGTTGAAGAACTTGCTGTCCCGGTCCGAGGTGGTGGTAGCTGTGAGCAGCACCTGCGTATCCAGCACGGCGACCAGCTGGGACAGCCAGTACGGCACGTCGTTGGGTGCGGCTGTGTCTGGTACGGGTAGTCCCGCTAATGCGCTGTTCGTAGCTCCCACGGATTCCCCTCCTTTACTGTCGAATAACTATACCGATTAAACTGCCCGGAAACCGCCCGAGGTGGCACTGAAAATCGCGTAGCTGTCCTCCCAGGGAGTCGTGGTGACCGGCTGGACGGCAAATCCCTTGATGGTCGGGGTACCTGCGGTAATGGCACTGAACCAATCAGCAGGAAGCTGCACACTGCTCACTTGCCCTACCTCCAGCCTGGTAATGACCGGGCTGAAGGAATCTGTGGCCAGGGTGAGGGTGGACGGGAGAGTGTTGTAGTTGTGTGGGCACAGTTGCACTTCCACGGCTTCCCGTTTCCCGTGCAGGGTGCTGCTGCGAGCTATGTAAACGAAAACCTTGGTCTTGCTGACTGTTCCGGTGAGGAGGGAATTGCTGGTGCCGTTGTAGTAGGACCAGGCCAGCATCACCGGACGGTCACCGGCTGCCCCATTTGTTCCTACGTATCCCTCATAGCCCGGTTCGAGGACGCTTGAGCTGGTTAAGGTGTCCTGGTAGTACTGCTGGTAGCGGCTGTTCTGTGTGGTGGGTCCGAGGTAAGCCGGATCGGCGCCTTTGATGCGGCCGATCACCATCCACGTGTTTGCCCCCAGGTTCAGTACCTGCACCACGTCACCGATCTGCCGGTTCGTGTAGGAGGCCAGGCAGGGAATGCCGTACATGCGCGCGGTGCCGTACTTGAGATTGACTGAACCGTCTTCACGGTAGGCGGACACGGTTGCCCGGAGCGTTTTCACGGTCCGCCCGGTTGCGGTCAGCTGCGACAGAAGGCTTGCGGCATCAGACATTTACGCGGATCTCCTGCTTCGTGCTGCGTGTGGTGTACGCGGCGGCACCAGAGGCCCACGTGTAGTTGATGGAGTCCACTACGTGGCTTTCCAGGCGACCGTCGGACCGGGTGATCTGGACGACGTCTCCGGCCTCTTGACCGGGGTGGAACCTGCTGGTGAACGCGACCGTTTTGGATTCGCCCTTGAGGTCCGCCAGGATGGCCTGTCCTACCTTCCAGGCCTGCCGGTTGGTGATGACCAGGGGGGAGTCGTACCGGTAGGGCTTGACCCCGAAAATGCCCGCCAGTTCGGGGTGGTTCACCGGGTCAGGGCCTGCGTACGTGGGCGAGCTGGGGTCGTCGTCCCACGCAAAGACCGGCCCGACAGGGGGGCTGCCGTCGGCGGGCGTTCCTGTGACGACCACCAGGTTGAAGACGCTTTGCCGGTCGTACGCGGTCGTGGACGCGATCTTCGTCCGGGTGTCCTCCGAGACGGTCCACACGGGCGCGTCACCCAGGGAAGGGCGCGGGATGAAGGAGAACGCTCCGGAGGCGTCACAGAGGGCGTCAGCGGCCAGGGCGTTGGCGATGGAGGAGTCCCCGGCCTGGCCATGGATGACGGACCAACGGTCGGTGTCCACGGTCATCTCCGCCATGGCGAGATCTTGCGACAGGCTGGGGTGCCAGAAGAACCGGGCGTCCGGAACAGCCTCGGTGATGAGCTTTTCGGACTGCCTGCGGTAGGTCATCCACCGGGTGTCCGGGAGATTGCGGGCCACCGGGAACGTCGAGTCGATGACGTCCTGCTCGAAGCTGGATCCTGTGATGGCCAGACTGCCGAAGTTCTCCGTCACGGACGTCACCGAGTACATGCCCGCCGGTAAGTACTCAGGAGAGGCGCCGAGGAAGGACACGGCCAGCTGTAATCGGAGACGGCAGCCGTAGGCATGGATCCCGTCGAACCCTACGGGAACCGTTTTGGCGAGGTTGGCGGTCATCGTCCAGCGCACCGTGCTGGTCCGGTCCTGAGTGTGCCCTCCGCTGAGGACGTCCAGCGGGTACCAGGTCCTTCGGTCCGGGGACCAGTCGAGCACGGGCTTGATCTTCAGCGGGGTACCGTCTGAGAGCAGCTGTGCCAGCCGCACAGAGTGCGGGAGCATCAGACCTTCTCCAGAGTCACGGTGTCGAAGTAGGCGAACTGACCCGCCGCTGTAGCGGTCACGAACACGAGAGGCGTGACCAGGGCCGCCCCTGGGATAGGTGTCGCGGTCAGGACCACCTTGTTCCAGGTGTTCGGTGTGAGTTCTACGGTCTGGCCCCATTCAGAAAGGGAGTCGGAGGCCAGATTGGTACCTCCGCCGTCTTTCCAGTCCAGTTGGAGGTCCGCTATCAGCCCTACTGGGCTGTACACCCACGCTGTGAGGGTGCAGGTGTCCCCGAGGGCTACCGGGTACACCTGGGCGTACGCACCCATCTTGCCGGTTGTGGTAGAGACCATCTTCCGGGAGTGAGTTCCCCGGAAAGCCCTCTCTGTGGTGAGGGACAGGGTGGTGTTGACGTTGGCAGCCGTCCAGGAGGTCCCGGCGACAAAGGGCGTGTCTCCCTCGGAGGTGTACTCGGCAAGCATGTTGCCCCCTTGGACAGCATCGAAGGGGAGTTGGGGGACATCGCTGAACAGCGGGTGCTGGATCCGTTCCGAGGCGAACGTGTAGGACGGAGTTGCTACGACTTGCCCGTAGGTGTTGGGGCGGCCCACCTCGGTAAGCCCCAGCTGCCACACGTACACGCCTCGCCCGGTTCCGGCCGTCTGCGCCGCGTACGAGACGTCATCCACCGTGAAATAGCCGTCCGGCCTCTCCCACAGAGACGATTTCCGCATGATGATGCTCTGCTTGAGCAGGGTCTGCATGGCGGTGAACTCGTCCTCCCCCACGGTGAGCACAGATATCTGGGTACCCAGGCCGTTCCGGGCATCCGGAGTCACCGTCGGGTAGGGGCTGCCGAGGATCGTCTGTTTGTCACTGCGACCGTTGTAGCTGCCGGTGAGCGTGCTGGTTCCCCGCGCCTGGACCGAAGCGCCGGGGTTCTCCAGGTTGATCAGCCACATGTCCGGGGTGTTGAACCCGCCAGTCGGTGCCGAGGAGATGATGGACGCGGCTGCGGACTGCACGCCCCTGCTGCCGTCGTCGGCAACAGGAACGGCATAGTAGGAGACCTGCTGTCCAAGAGGGGCTTCGTGGTCGTACAGCCAGCCCCGTCCGGCGTAATTGAGGTACGGATCCCCTCCGCGCACCGTGTGTACGGAGCCGTCCGCGTTCTTCCGGTAGACCGTGCACTGGAAGGGGCTGGACCAGGAACTGAGGTCGGTGGAGTAGTCGACCCGGATGCGTACGCCGCCGTAGGCGGGATCGTCCAGGGCCCGGATTCTCCCGTCGAACGAGGTGGCGTCCGATGTGGGAACCGATGTAGAAGCGCCGGAAGGAACTACGACAGGCATGTCACTTCTTCTTTCCGGCTTCGGTTACGATCTCAGACACCTTTTTCTCGACGACCGATTCCGTATACGCCGTGAATGTCTTGTCACCCATTTTAACCACAATGGTGTGCGGCGCGGTGACGGTGACCTTCGTCTTGGACAGCAGAGTTGACTGCGATTTCAGCTTGCTCAACCCGTACCCGTCTTCCGCAGCCGAATCCGCGTACTGACCGGACACCTTTTCCAGCTCGGCGTATTGCGAGTTGAGTTTCGAGGCGTCGGCTTTGGTCGTGGTCCGGGCCAGGGATTGGGCCAGTGAACCGCCCTGGTCCGGCCCCATGGCGGCGATCTGCTGGATCAGAGCCTGCGACATGCCCAGCTTGGCCAGCGTGTGCAGGTTCGTCTGGAAGTCCTTGATGGCCTTGATCTTGGCCGCCAGCTGCTGGGAGAACCCGGCCGCCCGGTTGCCGGTCAGGCCAGACAACTGACCGGTC